TTGTAGAGAGGAACTCCGGGGAAGTGGTACTCGTTCTTGATACCGCTCACGGCCTTGAGGGTGACTTGGCCCGCGTCATCGGCGGACGGGTCCATCATCTTATTCTTTTGTGGTTCGGCAATCATGTGGTGGGTTGGGTTGTTATGAGTTCAGCATAGCAATTGGTCAAGCGGTGTCCATGTGCATACCTATTGCTGCTTTACGGCGGCAGGGACGAGCTGCTTTGCCTTGAATGTCACGTAGAACGTCGCGTAGGAGATATTGTTCCCGCTTATGATGCCGGGCGGCTCCTGCACCGCCGGCATGATCGCGCCGATGGCCGTTCCCCCCAGGGTGCAATCCAGGTCAAAGACGTTCAGCACGGCATCCATAAGATCCTCAAGATACCCGTCGCCACCCGCGCTCACATGTTCCGGGAGGTCGGCAATGAGGATATACCAGGTATATTCGCGCAAGTTGGTGTCAACGTCTTCATACGCCGATGTCGAGACCATCGGCGGTAACACGATCGCTACCGGCGTTTGTGTCCCCGGGATGTTCTGGTCGAGTGGATTGATCTTCGAATAGTCGTTTGACATGACTAAGCCAAGCGTCCCTGCAGTCACGAGTGACTGAAGATCCGCAATGATGGCCTTTTTCATCTTGCTTGCGTAACTCATGCTGCTTGGGTGGATATTTGGGCGTTGATCTTGTCGAGCGCTTGGACAAAGAGCTCGGTAATATCCGGTTGCGCGGCGAGCATGATGCGTTCGAGGAATGGATTCGCCTTCGTGCCGGGGTGATGAACTTCGGGTCCAAAGAATTGGCCTGTCTTTGTGTTGGCGAGCACCTTCGCATTGACCGCTTTGATGACGTGCGGCGCGGTGCCGAACTCAACGTAAGAGGCGTATGCGGCCTTCGGATACCAGCTCGCGCGGAGATTGCCGATTGCGAAACCCCAGTTCTGCATGAGGTATCCGGTCAGCACGGGTACGGTGGCGGGCGTCGTGTACTTGGCAAGGATCGCCTGGGCGGCAACGATGGCGCTCTGAAGAACGGGTGTCGATACAGATGGGTACGAAGCCATCGCCTTTTGGAGGGCCGGCAGATTTGGGATGTCTACGCGGAAGGTGGACATCGAATTAGAAAATGGTGCCGACGCGCGTGTACGACTGGATCACGGTTTTATCGTCCTGGTCGAGGTCGTTGCGCCATGCGTTCGTTGCGCCCTGGATGTTCTCGGATGCCTTGCCCGCAAGCAGTTGGCGCTTGTAGAGCCTGACCACGATGTTTTCGCAGGTGCCCGTGAGATCGGCAGGCAATTGGTGCGTCGAGCCATTGCCCGCGTTCTGCCAGTCCACGGCATACCCGGCGATGTAGGTCGCGCGAAGCATGTTGGAATAGAGCCGCGGCATGACGCCGTAGACGCGGATGATCCCGGATGCTCCTTGCTGCTCGATCTCGAACTGGTCCGGGATGAAGGCGGTCCATACGGGGTTGCTCGGGGTCCCTGCGCGCCATTGGAAGCTCAAAAGGCCGCTCGCCTCTAGGTAGACGCCGGTCTGGGTCGTTCCCGCGACCTGGCTCAAGGTGATCGTGGTCGTGCCTACCGCCGTAATCGTGGTGCCGCTCGAAATGCCAACGCCGACGATGGGCATTCCCACCACAAGTCCTGCGACCGTCGAACAGTTCTCTACGGTCGTGGAATTGTTCGTAAGGTTGCCAGTCAGAAACGCATAGGTTACAGGCGCATTGCGGAGAACGAGGCGTTCTTGCCGTTTGCCATTTACGCTGTAGACCTCGTTCGTGTATTTCTTCTGCACGAAGTGGCCGTCATTCGGGCTTCGCTCAAGCCCCGACTTTCCGCACGCCCGCTCGATGCTGTCCGTAACGCCATTGATGTAGCGGGTGAGCAAAGGGTCAAACGACGTGTCGGTGATCCCCAGGCGGTCTTTCACGCGGAGGAGCGTCGTCAATGCGTATGGATAGACTTGTTCTTTCTTGTCTGGCATGGAATGGCGAGGAATCATCCTCGTGTCGTGGCACTTACCTCACCGGGAAGTGCCACGGGAACGAAGATCCCAAATACTAGGTACTTGAGGTCACCGTGGTGACGGGGAGTTGCTGAGCATCTCCACCGAACACCAATTCGGCATAAGCGAGAACCGCTGGTGACGTGCCACCGGTGAATGCCGGAGTGGCGACGAGGCGAAGGTATCTCTTCCGATTAAGACCGAGGCCTTCGATGCGTGCCGCACCGGGCGCTGCAGCGGTCTGGAGGGCGCTCAGCGTAAAGCCGATCACCGTACCAGTGTTGTCAAGCGCATCAGCCCAGTTCGTGCTGCCATCAGCACTTTCCTGCAGCTTTACCACAACGGATGCCGCTGTCGGTGAGCCGGAAGCCTGTGCCCCGTAGGCGTGGATCTTCGCGTTGTCATACCCGAGGGTATCGACGGTGGAACCAGTAGCCGGCGTGGAACCGCTCAAGCTCTGAGGAGCGACGCTCGTTGCGTTGCGAATGTTATCGTATGCGTTTATATGCATTTGATAATTCTGTGTTTGGCCCCTGCCTTCCCTCGACTTTAATCGGAAGGGACGAACCATATTGTTGGTGTCAACAAATTGGTTCGACGGGCTGTTTGTATTGGTCCTCGGCCAGTCCGGCCAATGCTCTAGGACAAGGGCAAGGGCCGGAAATGGCATGAACATTCAACAGCTTTCACCAAACTCCGTTATTTAGGAGTGGGTGTAAGCAACTACGAATGCCTGAGGGAGTACGACCACGAATGCGTGGCGGTGCTTGTAGACGATGCCGCGCTGATCGGAAAGAGCTACCTCTTTGCCGCCAAAGCTGCCGGACTCGAACTGGGCCACTCTCATATCGCCCTTATCGCCGAACGCGCACGCTTTCATGTTCCCGAAGATCAGGAACGGCGTGTTTGCCTGCGATGCGACCGATGTGGAAGGAAGCCAGCGGTTCGTGTAGACCGGGAAGCCAAGGATTGATCCTGCTGGCTTGATAGGTCCGCCAGTCGGATCGATGTCGAGCGTTGCCGGGGACGCGAGTCCGCCGAAGAGCAAGAACGGCAACCCTGTGGTGTCGTCCGATTGCACGCGGAGCGATGCCCAGACGGTGCGGTGCATATAGAATGCAGCGCCATCCAAGATCGACTCTTCGAGCATTCCGATCATCGCGGACGAATCGTTGATGACCGAGAACTTCGCGTACGTCGTGTTGCCAGATGCCAACGTGTACGTCTGGATATTCGGCGTGTTCAAGATGCCAACGAAAGGTCCCGGGGCCGTTGTGACGGTGCCACCGATGAAACCCTGCTGGTCAACCATGTTGGCGAGTGCTTCGCCAGCCATTGCCAAAAGCCAGTCAGCGAGTTGCACTGAGGCATCGGCCAAAAGGTCGTTGCCAACGGTGAACGCAAGCTGCCACTTTCTCGCAATGAGAACTGCCTGTCCAAAGGTCAAGCCGGTAACGGTGCCCGGAAGGTCAACGCCGACGTAGGAGCCGGTAAGGAATGAGCCGGTGTAGTTGGGGATTCCCAATTCATCGGTCTTCATCGGCCATTGCTGGCACTGCTTCATGATCGTTCCGACCGAAGCGGCGATACGCAAGATTGCGCTCGCTACCTCAGCCTCGACCAAATAGCCTCCACGGTTGTCCTGCTCGCCGATGAGTGCTTCGTTGGCTTTCACCTTCAAAGCACCTTCGCGGTCGCCACGGAAGACGGACTGAACCTGTTTAGCAAAAGCCTTCTTCTGCTCGTCGCCCAAGCCGGAAACATCACGGCCACGGACGAAGCGTTCGATCTGCATCCGCTCGACTTCTTTGCGAGCGTTCTTGACGGAAATTTCCTCCATCGTAGGAAGGAGGGTTTTTTCCATGAAGTCATTGAAGCCTGTCTTGACGGTCTCATCGACCGCCTTGAGCAAGGCCTCGTTTTTTGGATCCATTTTCTAAAGTTGTAAGTTGTGGTCTATCGGCGATCAGGGTACCGTTCCCGCAAAGCTTTTTTCATCTCGGCGAGTCCTTCTCCGGCGCTCTGATAGACCGCCTTCAGTACCTTACGTGTGAGCATGAACGATTCGAACTCTGAGAGAGCCTCTTCGCCCTTGATCTCCGTAGCTACTGGAGGACTCGACCTTTGTTTCGGGGCAGTCGTCTTTTCAGACTTCTGTTCCTCCCCCTTGTCTTCCTGTGGGGAACCCGTAAGTTCCTTGAGGCTGGCAATTGCGATGTTGGTGGATTCCTCGCGCTCGGTCTGAGCTTCAAGGGTCGTGATAACCGCGCCGATCTTCTCTTTGATCGTGACGGGTAGAACCGTGTTGGATTTGCCGATGAAGGCGGAAACAAATCCCTTTTCCTTGTTGCCCTTCATCAAGGCAACGGCCTCATCAAGCAGCTTTTCGAAGTCGTCTACTCCGACGCTGTCCTCCATATACGCACTCGTGAAAGCATAGAAAATGTCATAGACCTCGTTCAGCTTCTGGTACTTCGCCTTCTGCACGTCGTCTTCGGCAAGCTCGTCGGCCACTTCGCCCTTGTTCTTCAGGGATTTCTCTTCATCCGTCTCGCCTTCGCCCATCTCAGCCTTCACGAGATCGCGCTGGGCGTTATCGTGTCGTCCGAGCTCGGCTGCGGACTTCGTGGTAAAGTCATCGATCGCCTTTTGGCGGTCTGAGTCATCGCCGTCTGCCCATGCGTCCTTGAACTCGGCAATGGCCTTATCGAAGCATTTGACATGCTCCATGTGTTCCCCCTTCATGGCAGACTTAAACTCGTCAATGGACTTCTTCTGGTCCTCAAGTTCGTAGTTGTCATCGATGGCCTTCATGGTCTTATCGAGATGCTCGGCGTGTTCTCCGTCGATGGACTTCTCGAACTCATCGATCTCTTTGGCGGTGTCGTTCGGCGTGTTACCGTCCTTATCGAAGCTCTTTTCGGAAAAGTCCTCAATGCTCTTGCCGATGGCTTCTCCGTGCCGGGTAGTTTCTATCTTGAGTGCTTTGGTGAGTTTGTCGTTCATGGTGTCGTTTGCGTCGTTGCCGTCGTCCTGCGCCTTGCTCTCGGTCGGTACGCATATGAGCGTTCCGGGATTCTCGGGGTCATCGGCGAGGGTGCCGGGCGTGCCGTCCTCAAGCTCGCATGGATCACCGATCTGCTGCTCCTTTGTCTTCTTCTCTTCATAGAAAAAGCCTTTGGTCACGAGGTCGCGGGTCGAGACGCCGAGAGCGCTTACCTGGCGCATGGAAAGAGCGTACCGTCCGGCTGGGACAGGGCAGAAGCTCACTTCAAGGAGTTCGCGGGTGCCGTCGTCGTTCTGGATGTAGCCGGGGGAGACGGCGCGGAGGATCTTCTGCTGGTAGAGGGCACACGCCATGTCTGCATCGGGGTTGATGCCAGCCGGCGCGAACTTGCCTGTTGCAACGGCCTTGTCGCCGTCGATCTTGATGTCGGTGATGATGCCGATGGGAAAGCTTGAATAGTTGTGCGCGAAGAGCACAACCGGATTCATATCGAAGTATTTGAAGTCCCATGTAGCCTGGTCGAGGGAGTCGCCCTGGCGATCTTCGTCGGAGGTGCTCATCACCACTTCAAAGCTCCGGTCGTCGCCGGATGCCTTTACGGCTGTTACGAAATCTGAAATCGCCTGGTCCTGAAGCTTCGCCTTCAATTCCTTTGCGAGGTCAGCCGAGAATAGTTTTAGCGCTTCTTCATTCATTCCTCGTGGGTTAGTAGGGAAGTTGATCGAAGGTGATACGAAGGACGGTGGATGTCGGAACCGAAAGCGCGGCGCTCGTAATGTTCGAGTACGCTACGGTTGCCGTGCCCGTTGCTCCGTTCGTGGAGGAGAGAACGCAGCCAGATACGAATACGGTCGTCGTCGCCGTGCTGCCGCTGCAGATCGCGCCTATTGAGAGGCCGGCGGTCTCGGGAAGAGAGAGCGAAGTTGTCGCGGACGAGGTCGTCGCTCCGAACGCACCGAGGGTCGCCGCCGCTGATGGGGTGCCGGATGCGGTGATGTATTCGGTGAGCCCGTGGTACTGGTCCGGAGCGCCGATACTGAGGCCGTTCTCGTCATTGGTCGAAAGCGAACCTATGGGGTACACGTAGCCGGTGCCGGTGAGTCCTCCCGATGGGCTACCCGTGACGAGGGTGCTTGGCAGAACGCCGCCCGCGAAATCTCCGCCCAGGATCGGCTGGGTTGTTTTCGCACCAATGAATCCGAGAACGATGCCTGCGACCAATGCGATCCCCACCGCGAACACTGCTTTGATCTGATTACTCATGAGTTGTTTAGTGATTTATACGGGTATCGACGTTTTGTTTATTACCTTCAGTCTAGCGAGAAGCCTGAGTTTTGCTATGTGCATAAGTTTTCGGGTGCGTGTTCCATTTCTTTCGCGCTCGCGCCTGCTTGCACATGACGCAGGTTGGATGAGGCACGCCGGGCTTACGGAGTAGCGTGGTGCCGCATCCTCCCGAGCATGGCACGCTCACATAGTTCGTTGACTTGATGTTTCGTGGCATCAGTTATTGGAAACCGGCAATGCCGGATTGACGACTATTTGTATGCCGGACCATGTGAGCACTTCGCTCGAACTCCACGTTGCGGTGATCGCCGCGACGAATGTCCCTGGGTTCGGGAAGTCTCCGGCCGCCGGTGTGAAGTGGCAGGTTCCCGCCGTCGGGCTGTCGATCGTCATCGTGCCGGTAAGCGTGAGAAGCGTCTCGTCGGGGTCCTGCGCAGACTGGACCTTGAGCGCCAATGTTGCGCCTGCTAGGTCCACGGCATTGCCGTTCCCATCCTCAAGCGTGAAAGGGATCTGGTAGCCATAATCATTCTGGGTGATTTCTATCGGTTGGATCATAGTTCGAGACTGGTGTTATTCGTTTGAGGGTTCGTGAGTGTGCTGTTCCGGAAGCGGAGCATGAGCGCCTGTGGGATGCCGTAGGTGCTCCGTAAAGTCCGCGTGGGGAAGCGGAGCATGAGTGCTTGCGGGATGCCGTAGGTATTTTGCAACACACGCATAACGAGCCTGACGACCGGACCAAAGATTCCGGTCTGCCGGGATGTCGCATAGCTATTCGTTCCGTATCCAGAGAAGCCGTACATGTTATCGGTATTTCATGCTGGTTTGCTGCAATTGGTACAGTAGCTTTTTCTCGATCCCCACTGGTACAGTTTCGCGCCGCAACACTTGGAGCGATACCCAGCCCAGACGAGATACTTTTGCCAGAGGTTTTTCATGTCAGTTTCCGTTGACTACGACCGATCTTCGACGCGCTGTTGCTGGGGTGGAAGAACCTGTAGCGGCGGCTTTGAAAGCGCCTATAGTGAGCATCCAATCCGATGCCGTGCCATCCGTCCATGTGCTCGTCTGGGCGGTTTGCGTGGATGAGACTATGTGATCTCCCTCCCCGAGTGACTTGGTATTTGTAACTGAGCGCATAGTAAACGGACTCGCGACGCTCGTCATATTTCCGGCTTCCGCATTAGCGAAACTCACAATGACATCGTTTGCGTTCGTCGTAGTGAAGGGGGCTGAGGATGTCGTCGCGGTCGTTGGAGTGGCGAATCCTCGGCTCGACGTAGCGTCTACTGGGCTCGTCGTTGCTGTGCCAGAATAGGAAGCTCCAAACGCACTCCTGAAGCTGACAGAGGATGCGAAGTTACAAGTCACTACATCTGCCGCATTCGTACCACTTGAGATCGCCCAATAGGACGCCGTATTTCCTGTTGCGGTGTTCGATGCGTTTGCATAAAGCGCGTAGGTATTGTGAATGGTATCGGTGATGCTCGTGGGAGGCACGAAGGTAGTCCCGTGCTCGCAAGAAAAAACGGCGAGATTTCCTGCGGCCAGGTTGATGGTCGATGTGATTGTGGTCGCCGCTCCGCTTGCTGACACGTTCGTCGAAGTAGATACGAATGCGATAGCGGCGTATGCCGTCGAAGAAACTATGGTGCTCAGAGCCAGCGCGATTACGAGTGGAACGATGAGAAGATATTTTTTCATCAGTTGGTTTGGTAATAGATCGTGAATGATGTCCAGGACGGAACGCCCGTGGTCGCCGTGGTGGAGGCGATGATCGGTACTCCTGCCGCGACCGTGGAAGTGGTGATCGAGTTCGTCGTTGTTCCTTTCTGGCCGCACGCGATGGAAGCTACAAGATCAGTGGACTTGGTTGTCGTCGCAAGAGCAGTCGCTTGATAGAGGTCTACAGTCGTCGTTGCGGCGGCGTACTCGTTGCAGAGGACGTTCGCTACTGTGATGGACTTGTTCGGAATCCATTCCGTGAAGTTATAAGGCTGGGTTGTCGTCGCGTCGTAGAGATTCATGGTGACGGACGATGAGGCAAACTGCGACGAGAGCGCCGGTGCGCCGTCCGATCGCATATAGGTGGAAGCCGAGCCGTTTACGGCGGATGTGCCGACGGACGCAGTGGGATTCGCGGCTGTAGCCGTAGAAAAGGCAGCGCACGTTGTCGTCCCAACTGCACCGATGGCAGTGACGGCATTTCCTGCTGAACAAGCCGACGCACCGCCATACGCGCCTTCAGCTCCCGCTCCCGAATTGAGAACTAGGGCGGATTTGACGCCTGTGTTCGTAATGGCGCTCGAAGTCACGGCGGTCGTTGAAACGTTCTCAGTGATCGGCGATTTGAGGACGAGAGGGATGGTTATCGAGGTCGTACCCGTCGCGGTTCCGGTCGCGTCGCCTGTCGCTGTTACGGTGATGGTCTGGTTGGCCGTCAGGACCGGTACTCCGGCCTGAGTGATAGTTCCTGAAGCATTGAGGGTGCCGGCGATCCGCGCATTGCCATTTCCGTCGTCGAGCTCGTTGTTGAACGTATCCACTTCGTTCGTGTCATAGATCGTAAGGGCAGTGTGCCCACGGCCATTGGAGGATTGAGAGGAATTAAGAACACCGAAGATAGGCGTTCCTGTTCCCGATGAATTGCCTCCGATGGCAAGGCCGTGATAATACCCTCCGAGGGCCGTGCATCCTGCGGGGGCAGGGAGCGAATCGGTCAGGCCATAGATGGTCGATGCGCCTGAATCATAGATGCCCGCGCAAGTGCTTGCTCCATTTTGGAAGACATCGAATGCGCCCGTGGTCGATGACGCCGTGCCGACAGTGAAGTAACCCGTACCGTTGTTGTCGAGAGTGTTGAAGTTCGACGCTGAGGTGTTCGTCGCTGGGGTCATCGAAAATCCGACATGGTTTACCGATCCGTCGTTCCATGAAAGTTCGAACGGAAACTCTATCGAACTTGTCCCGCGCCGGTTATCGAACCAGCCCGATGCGATGTTCGGCGATGAACCGGTGGGGTAGTATTCCGTGTCCCAGTCAACAAATGAACGCGAGCCATCGGGGAAGTTCTCCGCCTGGGACAAAGCGCATTCCCATGACGATGAGGTGACGAGCGTAGAGGTTGTGGAAACTGGCGGGCAATTCTGAAGGACGATGTTGTAAGGGACCGGAGAGGTGCCTGGAATCGTTCCTGTCGTGTCGTTGATCTCAAGATAATTGCCGTCGTTGCTGATCGAATAAGAGAACGTCCCCGATGCGTTTGTATGAGGGAGCGAAAGGGTGCCGTTCAATGAAGCTGTGACGCTCGTAGGAAGCGTGCTTGAACCATTCGTATTGGGAGTTATTGAGAATGCCGTGAAGGAAGTGCTTGCGACCGTCCCGAGGTCCTGATTCCAATACCGCAAGACGAACGGTCGGAATGTGCCTGTTCCTTGCTTGGCGATATTGATGCTGAACGCATGATCTACACCACCGCTTAATTGGCTTGTAGAGGCGTTGTAGTTCTCATCGGCGATGTCGGTGAACTCGCGGTTGGTCGAGGAAGCCGGTGAAATCCGGTTGAGCGTGAGCGTAGATTCCTGGGGTTCGGCAGACGGCGCGATGATCTGTACCAAGCTCTGCTCTCCGTTTCCTCCCCCGGCGACTTCTTGAAAATTGAGATAGCCACTGGGATCTTGAGTGAGTTGGACATTGTTTCCGTTCACCAAAAGGGAGGGATACACTTCGGCCGATGAGGTCCCGGTAAAGAGCATGAGGTGTCCCGTTCCAACCCCCGAGCCGTTGGTTTCATCAATGGTGAAGAAGCCCTGCGTCAGTCCCGCGTCGTTGATCCCCGAATACATTGATATGCCGCCTTGATTGGTAGATAGCCCATTCAAGAATTGAAGGGCTGAACCTGCGTATTGTGACAAAGCGTTATTCGTCACCGCAAGGACGGGGTACCCACCCGTAAGCGTCATTGTGTTCGATGAAGAAGCGTAGGTGAATCCCGAGTAGCCAATCACGGTCCCGGAAGCGTTATAGACCGCTATATAAGTCGGGGTTGATGTCGAAACACCACTAGGGGTGGAGGTCCCTCCTGATGGGGTCGCGCAGAGAGCTGTACCGGCTGCTGAGATGCCATTCTGAAATTGGCTGCCGCTGCATGTGGAGCCGGCGAAAGACGAGAGATTGCCGTTTGCGTCGTACACACCGAGCGAGCTCGTGGCGAGATTGATCTTCCATTGGTTGCCGGAAAACTGGAGCGTGCCAGTGGCATTCGCGGGAAGGGCTTTGCCGTTCAATCCTGTCACCGTGATGCTGTCGGTGATGGAAGTCGTCCCGTTTGCCGTGCCGGTGGCGTCACCGGAGATCGTGAATGTGATGCTTTGGTTGCCGGATATGCAGGTCACGGTCAGCGCAACTGATCCGGTGGAGTTCGCCGCGGTGGCGCATCCTTGCCCAGTGAAGGACGTGACTCCGGTATTCGCATAGGTGGTCGTTGTATTCGTGGTGCTCGTGCTCTGTGAGATGGATAATCCGGCGCCAGCAACGAACGTGTATGTTGCGGGCGTGGGGAAGGTGATCGATCCGCAGTTCACAATGCCGGAGCCCGTGACGGAATTGATGAACTGATTTGCGCTGCAGCTTTGCGTACTGCCGTTATTGAGGTTGACGCTGATCGTCGTCGTCGCTCCGCTCACCGTTGACGTGACACCCGTGCCTGGAACGATGTTGTAGTTCGTCGCCTTGTTCCCGTTGACCGTAGGCCAGATGACCCCGAGAGTGCTCGAAGTGATCGTTACAGTCCCCGAGCTGCCGTTCACTGTATTTACGATCTGAGTGCTCGAAGGGACAAAGTCGCTCGGGTGGTAGAGCTGCCATGTGCCGGCCCAGTTGCCGGTGTTCGTCGCAACGCCGGTCCCGGTGATCGTGATCGTGCCACTCGCGCTCGAAACCGAGCATGTCCCGGCACACAAGATATAAGCGGGCGTATAGGTCCCGCTCCCGGTGCCGATCAACACCTGGCCGGGCAATGGCGTAGCCGTGGTGCCTGTTCCACCGAGGGCAGGGGGAAACGCCGCAGCTACCGCGTCAACCGCGCCTAATACGCCGAAAATGGCGATGAGGCTGATTACTACGATGACGGCTTTCTTCATTGATATTGTGCGATGTGTGGTTGGCCGGAGAGGCTCACGTCTGGCGGGGTTATGTAAGTAAGTGTGCCACCTAGAATCGTGTAGTCAATGCCTTGCTCCTGTGGCTGCCGGGCGAGCCGGATCTGCATGGATGCCGAATCAAAGGGAACCGGGGAAATGGTGAAGACAGTATTCACTCCGTCGATAACTCCTTGCACGTCAACGTACTGCCACGGCTTCTGAAGGTTGGACTGGATGTCCGTAATCATCTTGGCCGTGATGCCAAGGATCATCCGGTACGTCTTTCCTGGCGTGTTCTTCGTGGATGCAACGGTGCCTTCCTGGGCACGTTCCACCGTGAGGGTATTTCCGCTTGCCGCCGTCACACGGACGATCTCCACATTCGGGTCGTCGGAGGGGTCGGCAAAGTCCGTGACATTCCAATAGACCAGATTGAACGGCGCGCTCGGCAACGATGAACCGCCCGCGCTCAACACGATGGACGTAGCGGATTCGTCATAGCCCTGGCTGACGAGGAGCTTTATGAAATTCGCTACGGCGTCTAATGTCATGCGGACGCTAGTTGATGCTCACGTCTTCGGGACGCGCTACGCAGTAACAGTTCGGGTGCAAAGGGGGCGCGCCAACGTCACCATAGCTTGCGGTCATCGTTGCATCGTCCGCGGTGAGCGTAGCACCACTGTCGAGGAAGTTGCTGTCGATCGAGATGACTGTGCCGTCGAGCGCCTTGCAGAATGGGCACGGCTCGCCGGATGCCGTATACCACTTGATCGTCTTTACGACGCCGGACTGCTTCCACGTTTCCTTGAGTGATGCGTTCGTCGTCCGGAACGCTTCGGTCTTCGCGATACGCTCGGCCCCGTAGTCGTCCGCCGCGCCGTACACTTCGCCTACCGCGCTCGTGATGTCGGCGAGGCTGTCACCTTTCGATAGCCCTTCGTTGATCGCTTTCTCAAGCTGCGAGAGAACGGTGTTCTGGTAGCTGTCGGACATCTTGGCGATGGACTCGTGCAGTGCCTTCGCCGCGAGCTCGTCTGAGATCGGATTGAGGTCGGTAAAGCCAAGCTCTGACGCCGCTGCCTTGCCCTCCGACTCGTAGAGCGATTCCATGATCGGGGTCATCGCGTCTACCGTGATGCCGATCCATTTCTCAATATCAAAAAGCTTCGTGGGGTCTATGGCCTTCTCGATGACGGATGGCAGGTTGTCGGTCACTTCCTTGTACTGCTCGGCGTTGATGCGCCGGATCGTTTCCGCGATCTCGCGTTCGGCTTCGGTCGTGCGCTCGGTCGCCGCCTTCCATGCAACCTCATCCTGGGCCTTGGTGGAGAACTTCTTGGTCGGGTGGTCGAGCGCGTCCTTGACGGCGTTTGCCACTTTCTCAGCGAGATCTTCGGACATCTTCGTTCGAATCTTTGCGCGCTTCTGAAGCTTTGTCCGAGCGGGCCGGAACGCTACACGCTGGCCGTTGGCCGCCTTCTGGATGCGCTGCATTGCCTTCCCGCTGCGGTTTGCCTCCGGGGTAACGTCGCCGTCGCCCGTTGGCTCCCCCGTCGGCTCCATAGCGGTCGGGTGCATGAGCTGATCTCCGCCGTCCACCGGACCTAAGCCCATGAACTCATCGCGGGCCTCGTTTATCGTGAGCACCGGCTGACTGCCGACGGATGCCTGCATCTCGGTCGTCCTGGCGGCGCGGTCTTCCGGTACTGGGTCGATGAATGTGATGTATAGGTCGTCACCATAACGCGGGACAAGCTTCTCGTTCAAGAAGCTGCAAATAAGGATCATGCGCGGCTTGATGACGCGCTTTGAGAACACGTAGTCTGCCGTCTCGGCGGTCGCGCGGTTCGTGTCTGACTCCGCCGTGCCAAGGATCGTCTTGCTGACGCCGAACATGGCAAGGATGCGGTCGCGGGAATCGAGCGAGAGGTTGCGGAAGTCCATGTCCTTCGGGTTCGAACCGATGCCCGTCCACTTCACGCCCTTTGGGAGGACCAAGATGCTGTTCATGTTGTCCACGCCGACGTGCGTAGACTCGAAGCCGATCTTCAGAGAATCAACCTGCGTCTCGGATACGAACTCGGTCTCAAGCACTCCCGCCGGTCGTGCGCCGTTCTGGAAGAATTTGCGGTTGAACTCCTGGGCATAGTTGTCGTTGTCGATGTAGTCCGCTGCGGCCTGTACGACTCCGAGGCCGGTGAACGGGTCTGACGGGTCGGGCAAACGGAAGTGGAGTATTTGATAGGGTTCGAACTTGATGGTTTTCGTCTCAAGCTTCAGCTCGTAGCCTTTGACCTGGAACGGGAAGGATGACGTGTCGATGACCGTCTTCATGAGCGACGGGTCGAGCGGATAGATCGCGGTCGGCTC